GAGGACTTCCTCTCTGCTCGCTCCGCCCTCTGCCTTGGATTTCTTTGTTTCTCGCGTCCAATGCCGCAACCGATCATCATACAGTGGATGAGCATACCCGGAAAGTAACACCGGGCCCGGATGCCTATCCAACGCATCCAGTAATTCAGCATGATCGTTTTCCTTCATCTCATACCGATAGCTTGATGTAGTCCTCGTCGAAAGAACATAGGGCGGATCTGCGTATATCAACACATTCGGGCGCTGGTAACGCTGTAGCAGTACCAACGCTGTTTGGTTCTCAATCTGAACGCCTTTTAGTCGTTCTGCCGCCGCTGCGATCTTTTCCGGAAAGCTGTTCCACTCTTTCCCTGCTAAAGGACCATTCGCTTCTATCATGCTTCGCCAACCTGTACGGTGAGATGTTTTCCCGCCTCTGCCCTGCCAAAGTCTTACTAGAAGCCTACGTGCTCTTTCGAGATCGTCTTCTGTTGATTCATAGCTGTGATAGTATTCCTCGCGGCTGTGCGGAGTCCAATGAACTACATGCGCCAGCTCGTCCGGTCTTTCGCGGATCACTCTGAATAGATTTACTATCTCCCCATCTATGTCATTTACCGTTTCCAGTCTGCTGCGTTCCTTCGAGAACAAAACTGCGCCAGACCCAAAGAACGGCTCTAAATATGTTTCATGCTGCGGCATGTGAGATATGATCCATTCCGCCATGCTCCACTTGCTGCCTGGATAGTGCAATATTCTTTGAATGCTCATGCGCTCCCCTCCATCTGCTCGCATACTAAACTCCACACATTCCTTCACACTCGTTACCGAATCCTTCAAATTCGAATTCTATTTGATTCTCTCCAAAGTCCACTTGATCCAACGGCCGACATGAGCGGTGAAGATAGATTTTCCCATTCAGCCCCCGTAAGCCGTTCGCATTGATCACTTGTTCAAACTCCACCGCTTCGGCGAATGCTGAGGGGTCATTTCGTTTCATGGCTAGCCATGTATAATCGGAATGGTAGGGACAGCCGATGCAGGATGACTTTTGCGGGACCTTGTAGCCCTTCCTCGCCAACCAATTCATGCAATCAAGCCTGTTCATCCCCAGTTCAATGAGTGGATATCGCAGCTTCTCCCATGCTAGCGAGCTTTTTGTTTTGGCCCGATGTATCTCGTCCGTGCTAATACCCATCCACTTTGTCACTGATCCTTTAGGGATACGCTGACGCTTGGTATATCCAAGCAACTCACGGACTTTAGCGTTGACCGCTTCTATTTTGTACTCCGCGGTACATTGCCGCGGAATGATTCCTTGCTTCCCATTCCGCCATACGTAAAATGGCATCGCTGCCGAGCGTGAATGATTCTTTGAAGCTTCTACTAAGTCGGCTCGTATATTCCCCTTTGTTGTTTCATAGACGGGTATTCCTAGCCTTTTCGATTCTGCCTTCAACCACTCGAAGTGATCATATACCGCTTGCGGCTCCCACCCTGTGTCAGCAAATATTGCGCAGTCTGGTTTCTTACCTAGTTCTCCGTGCCCTGCCATAAGTAACAGCGTAGTAGACTGAACTCCAGCTCCGAGGCTTACTATGTTCATGCTATTCCCTCCCTGCTCATTTGGAATAGGTTGTTCACTCTTTCCTTAATAACCTTCATACGACTCAGTTTCTAAATCGATGATGTAATATGTGCTTCCGGTCTCCTTGTTCTGATCCTGCCTAATGATAATTTTTGCCCCAGTGTTACGAACCATTTCTCCGATGCGGTCAACCACTTGCTTGTTTTCTGTGATAAACCGAACACTGTCAACACAATCGATAAAAAGATAAGCTCTCTTCGCAGGACTATGCCATATGCGAATCTCCCTTAAAATCGACGCCACATCTAGATGTGTCAACTTATACACTGCCGTCATCTTCTCTTCTTCCTCTCTATAAGTTCATGGCGAGCTGTCCGCATTGTTCGGCAGCGTGGAATCGACTTAATGTGAGCGCCTTCCCACTGCCTGTACATAATTCCGGAAGGTTCGCACGTACCAAATGTTCCGCGAACGGTGGAGGCACCGCATTGCCGCATCGTGCAACCTGTGCCGATTTAGGATATCGGTTTCCTTCATGGTCCTGATCTATGATGTAGTCTTCTGGGAAACCTTGAGCTGCAAACAACTCATGCGGTTCCAGCATCCGCATACCGATATCGACTATCTGGTAATCTACGCCTGCAATTGTGACAAGTCCGAATCTGTCCTTAGTCGTAACCGTATGTAGTGGCTCGTCTAACGACTGGCCGTTGTCGGCACTGCCGTAGTATTTCAAAAGGAATGACCTAACCTCGGCTACATGTCCTCCGCCGTAGTGTTTTGCTAGGAAAGCGGTGGCTATACCAAACTTGTTGCCTCCTGCTGTAACGGTTCCGACTGGCTTGCCTAAGTCGAGTACGCGCGGATCTTGACCAGGTCGTTCACCGTATCCCATCTGGATCATAGTCGGGCTTAAAAGCATATGATGTTTGCCTGTTGTAATGGTTCGAAGTGGTTCAGTGGGTGGGCTGCCTGGATGTCCTGTTGTATTTACACCAAGGATCGGCGTTACAAGTAAATGCTCCGCTTTAGTCGTCACCGTTGTAAGCGGCTCGGTCGCCTTGTATTGGAGCCTATCACCGCCGAATCCCGTCTGACCTATTCGGGCGATGTAAGGTGTGACCAATCCCCAGCCGTTCTTCGCTGTAATTGTCTTAAGCGGCTCGCGGATCGAATCGCAGTAATGATGGTTACTTCCGGCAAAGTTGACACGCATCACGAAAGGCTCAGGATTTTCGAACACGAATTTCTGCATCCCTCTCGCAATGCGGCGCAGTGTATTTTCCGCAAGCGGCTTTTTTCGGTCGAATATACTAGGGCAAGGTATTGACCAATCTATTATTTCCGCTGCCGTCCTCCACGGTAGCAGTTTACCTTCCTGCACTTCCGGGCTATCCGGTGCCCCATGTGTCGGTTCCGGCCATACAATCAGACGACCGTCACAACGAGCTATCAAAAAGAACCGTTTCCTTATCGTAGGCGCTCCATAATCACACGCCCGCAACTCCTTCCATTCGACCTTGTATCCATACCGTCGTAAGGCATTCACGAATGATCTAAACGTCCGTCCTTTTTGTCTCGGATCGGGTATTCCTTCTTTTGTTAGTGGTCCCCAAGTTTTGAATTCCTCGACATTTTCGAGCATGATTACCCTTGGACGAACCGTAGCTGCCCAGCGAACTGCCACCCACGCAAGCCCGCGAATGTTCTTTTCTACTGGCTTCCCTCCCTTCGCTTTGCTGAAATGCTTGCAATCAGGGCTGAACCAAGCAAGACCAACCGGTCGGCCTCGCGTAACAATTCTCGGATCAACATCCCAAACAGATTCGCAATAATGTTCAGTTTCTGGATGGTTCGCCATGTGCATTTTTATAGCTACAGGATCATGGTTGATCGCTATATCAACCGATTTTCCTGTAGCTAGTTCTATTCCTGTTGAGGCTCCGCCACCCCCAGCAAAGTTGTCTACGATGATTTCACTGTTCACCCTGTTCCCTCCCTAGTCGTCGAACCATCCATATCCGAACGGTTTTTCTTGTGCCGAAGCGCTCACTATATCCCTCATGAGTTCCCCGAATGTTTTCACGTCCTTTTCTGAGAGTGATTCTATGAACCGACGTTCTTTTGCTTTCAGCCCGCGGCCTGCTGCCGTAGCCATCAACTCCAAAACTGGCTCCACCCGCTCCAGCTTTAATCGTTCTTCGATTTCCGCTCGCTTCTGTTCGGCTTGTTTGCGCCTGTGCTGCTCCCAGTCTTCTTCGTCGTACCAGAAGTAATTGCCGTGCCTCGTTCTGTATATCAGAATCCAGTGTTGCAATTCTTTTTCGCTAGTCTGGATTCTCCGGTGGCATATTTTGTTTAGCCTCATACCGTTGGTCTTTACCCCGCGGCCATTTCGTCCGCGTGGCATTACATGGTGCGTTTCTTCATCAACCCTTCCGCAGCCACATTGGCAAAGTCCACCCGCTTCCTCGATCAGTTCTTCTATCACCTTCCGCGGAAACTCTGCCCGATCTGCACGGGTGGGCGTGTGGTTGTGGTGGGCGAGGATATTTTTTCTCCAATCCTGTATTTCTTTCTTTTTCTTCTTACCGAATGCCATCCGACACCCTCCTATACCCGATGTCTTCTATTCCAGTTTTCATATGCCGTATCTATATCCGGTGATAATCCGGTAGCAGCGAAGCAACTTTCACAACTGATTCTGTAACCGCCCAGTTCCGCTACCACTTTTGATGAGCTGCCGCAAAATGGGCACGACTTTAAACCTTCTTCATGCGTTCGGTTGCTCGATTGTTTTTCTCGCTTCCGTTGCTTCGCATCTTTGATTGATACATTGCCCTTATCACGATATTCCTCGTATACCTCTTGTTGCTGCTCCATTGGCAGACCAGACACTTCGTATGCGGTGGACATATTTACGCGCCCCTCCTTCAACTCTTCTTTGAATTTAGGGGTTAGGTTATTGGTTATCGACTCCATCCTTGCAACCTGTGTCGCTGATATGTCCAATGTGCTGGCAACAAGATCCCGCAGCCTTCCCGGAATCTTGTCCCGCTTCTTTATCAGCTGTAGCAAGTTTCTTAGCTCGTCTGCTTGCTTGATTTTCTCCCAGTCCGTCAGCTGCCTTGCCGTGGAATTAGTGGTGATGAGCAGCAACTTTTCGCGTAGTTCGTCTTCATCGTTTTCTATGATGCAGGGCACTCTCTCAAATTCCTGCTTCCCTTCCTCCACCAGAGAGAGGATAGCGAGGCGGCGACGATGCCCCGCAATCACTCTGTACTTCCCGCCATCTATCGGCTTTACGATCAAGTTCTGCTTTATACCGAATGCTGCTATGGAAGCCTTTAATTCTTCGATTTGCTCCGTGCAATAGAAATTGTCTTCTGACGGCTCCAGCTCATGAACTGGTATGTGGGTTATCTTGTATTCCTGACCCCCGCCACCATCTCCATCCACTGTCTTTCCTCCGCCGAGCAATTGATTCAAATTGAACTTCGCCACTCTACTCAGCTCCCTTTTGTGTCCGAATCGGACACGTTAAGGTATTCGGATACGAGTTTCAGGTAATCCATTGCCGCCCCGCAGCGGCGTGAATATTCGGTGATTGGCATACAGGCAAACGTGCTTTCATCGACCTTCTCTGTTTTGCGGATATGTGTCTGGAAGACGTTGAAATCCTTCTGTGCTTTCATCCACTCTTCACCCTGCATGTTTACCTCATTGCGCTGATAGCACGTGACGAAGCAACCTCTTATGGTGATATTGGGGTTTAGCTCATCTCTGGTGTTTTCGATCTGTTCTTTCAACTCCGCCAGACCATCAAATGCAAATTTGTCGATCTTAACTGGAATCAGCACATCATGAGATGCAACAAGAGCGTTGATCACCGAAATGTTGATGTCTGGCGCGTTGTCAATTATGCAATAGTCATATCGATCCGCTACTTGCTTGAGTGCATTTCCGAGTCGTGTCTGCTGTTGTCGTGATGTGTCCAGTAATACTTGCATGTTTGCGCGAAGCAAATTCATGTTCGCGGGGATAACGTCCAATCCCGCGTAAGAAGTAGATACGATGATGTCGTTCATATTCGGGTTCCGCTCTGTCATGACATCCGCAATGCTCGGCGAAGAATAGCTATGAAGGCCGAACATCTTCGATGCATTCCCTTGCTTGTCGTTATCTACTAGCAGCACCCGCTTCCCATGTACTGTTGCAAGGATGTGGGCGATATTCACTGATGAGATTGTCTTTGCTACGCCGCCCTTTAGATTGATTACAGATATCGTTTTCATGTAAGCACCTCGTCTATTTCGATTTCGATCCGTGGATTACGAGCATCTACCTCAAAGCGATGGGTTACATCCCCGATCTGCGCCCAACCATCGTTGCCGATTACTCCCGCTTCCTTTAGGCCGTCGAATATGAACTTTTGCCCCGCCATGATGTTGTCTTTATCCTTGCGCTTATCCTTGCACCACCAAGTAATGGTGTAATCAGCCCTACCAACTGGAGGAAGCTTCTTCGCTGTCCATGCTACGAGACTTGTGTTCACTTCTTTCATCTCGCGATATGCTGACCAGTGTGATTTCGCAGCATCTATGATTTCGTTGAGTGAAGGAAGTTCGCCCTCAATTTCGATCTTCATGCCTTTACCCTCTTTTCGAATGTGTATAGTTGGCATTGTATTGTGATCATTCCCTCGATCTACGCAGCTTTAGGTAAATCGACCATCCATTGATTTCGGTGTATACAGGCTTCACTTCTGTAACGTCCCACTCTGGATACTTCTTCTTCCAGTAGTGTTGATTGTCTATTTCATCTCTGACAATCTTCTCCACTTGCCGCTTTGAATACTTGAAATCGTTGAATCTATATTCTGGCTTCTCTAAATTCTGCGATGAACTCCAACGCTTTTTCCCGTTCGGGCTTTTCATCAGATATCTGGCGACAGCCTCTAGCCCGTAATCATTCGGTTTGAGCCTGTCCGCATTTACGAAGCCAATCCAGTCACCCTTTTGCTGCCCTTTCTTCTTTGGTCTTCTCCACAGATTCTCCACCACATCCCGCTCCAACCCGCCATTCATTATGATGTGGTGATGAATCCTCTTTTTCTTCTCTTGACTCTTCTCATTCCCGCCCTCTGTGACGAGTACATATTTCAATGGTGGGAGTCCTTCCCGCTTCCTTCTGTGCGCTACCCTTCTGAGGTAATTGCTTACCTCTTTCTCGGCTGCTTCCACTGTCTCTGGTGCTTCGGCATATGTCAGGGATACGTGTAGATCTTCTTTCCCGAAGTTCGTATTCACCAACTGTATGAAATATCTCCGTGCATTCTTATCATTCAGATTCCGTTGTTTAGGTGCAGACACCTTTTCCTTCTTTGCCCTCCCCTTTCGCATTGTGGTTAACATCGTGTGATTATATATATCTACTTCCATGTAATTCCCGCAGTATATTTTCTTCTCACGTACGACATTCTTCATGGCTCTTCCTCCGGCTGTACTCCCCTACATTTGTGCATCGTGGGAATGTTAATACCCATTACGAGCTCGCATACGCTACAAGCGCGTTGCCTTGTCGCCGCGAAGTTTGCTATAATTACTAGGAGCTGAATTATCGCATTTCGCTTTGACTTCGCCCCGCGGTCGCTTTTCTCAGAAGCGTCCATCGGGGCGATTTTATTTCTATATTCATTTCTCATTCGCTCTCTTAATTTCGTTTGGGCGTGCTATCACTACGCTGTTTCTGGTTTTGTCAAACAACTCCACTTGCATAAACATGCCCGTTTCGCTTTTTCTATAAATGATTGCTGAGATGTGGTTATATGTAATTCCTCGATGCTCTATAGGCTCACCATTGGTCATGGCTTCCTTCAGATCCTCGTTTGTCACTGTCCAGCTCCCTTCTATATTGGTATAATCAGCCTAGAAAGAGAGGTGAGCCGAATTGATTAATATTTCCAATATTATTGACGATGCAACTGATTTTGATAGAGGGGTGTTTATTGCTGCCCTCGATAATCATCTCTTGAACCTTCCCCGATTCGTTGAGGACGTTTCGAGAAGGGTTAAACAAAGAGAATTGGTTATGTCCCTCAAAAAAGGATTAAACGCTGATGTTCAAGAATATAGTCTTGAAGAGGTTGATTTATTTCATGATGTTCTTTGCTTCTATAAAAATAGCGCCGAAACTTATGTTGATTTAGAACAATCCGCTGAAGAAGCATTACAGTTATCACTAAGGAAATATACTAGGCGTCTTGAAGATTTTCTGTATGATCTCCGAAAATAGCTACATGCATCGTTTCATAGATTTCTTTTTTCATCACTTCTTGTTGCTGTAGTATCAACTCAACTTTTTCGTTGTACTCTTGCTCGCTCATCTCGCCCGATGAACGAGCTTTTCTATATTTCCAGAAGAGATCCACTCTCTTTTTATATTCATGCATTACTTCATCATGTTTTTTCCTAGCCTCTTGTTTGTTCACGGCGCTGCAGCCTCCTTTTCAGTTGTTCGTACTGCCAGCGGAACATATTACGGGCACTTGGCGATTGTGTGGTATCTGCCATCTGTAAAAGATTACAGCATACACGGAGCCATTGCTTTCTTGACATTCTCCCTCACCTCCTTGTTAGAATTTGAAGGATAACCACCTTTCTTTGTCGAATGTTGGGAATTGTCCAAATTACCATTGAAAGGAGGAATCTTTATTCTGAATCACGATATATTTGAAATAATTAATAGAATCGATAGATTAACTCAAGGTTACACGTCTAATTTGACAAGAGTTATAGACCAACTAAACAGAATCAATGAAGCTTATAGCCCTGTCGCTTCGGCCTTGGCTACTGCTATGGAAAAAAATTTTTTGGCACTATCTAAAGTCTCAGATGCTCTTCTTCCTGTAGCAAAGGAATGGGAAGCTGTTACCGACTTCATTCGTGAACAAGATTATAGTCATCTTTTCATAACTGATTCTTTATCTTCAAAACTGAATAGCTTAATTGAATCAGTGGAAGTAGAACTACCAGATATTAAAGAAGAAATTATCCAAACAACTGCACTCGACATCAATTCATCATCTAATAAGAAAATGGATATCGGGCAATTCTTAACTGTTCTTGGCATTATCCTTACTGTTGTTAGCATGTTACAGAATCAGCGAATCGCCGATGAAAGCAGTATAGAAGCTCAAAGATTCCACCAGGTTCAAATTGAACAAGCAGAGAGACATCATATCGAACGTATGGAGCAGGCAGAACGTCATCATCGTGAAACGATGCAGGATAGTGGTTCCAATTCTTCACTCCATAAGGAATCAGATAAAGTACTCGAAGACCTTATCTCTTCGATCATCACTGAGTTGCGTTCTCTTTTGCATTCTGGAAATACAAGTCATTCCGAAGATCACTGAGACTGTTTAAAAGATCTCGTGCCCGTTTCACATTAATATCTTTTTCTTGGTTAATTCGTTCATCTTGATCAAGCCGTCCCTTGTAGCGTTTGTTCAATTCATCATACTTTTTGTTCAGTTCTTCCCTTTGCTCAATCAGGTGTTCATATCGCTGGTTGAGCTTTTTTTTCGATACCGTCCCAAACATTAAAAGTTAAGGATAGTGTCAGACCAGCTATCACTACGTAAAACATTCGACGTGCTGGTTTCCCGAGAGCATCCATGCTCATATCCCCCTTTCTACCGAAGCATACAGCCCGGCGTATAGCGGCCACCCTGCCGAATCCACCTTTTCAACGACTCGTGAATATGGTGCCGGTTCAAATTTCCCGTCTTTGAATATTTCAATGCGATCCGACTTGCTTAATTCAACCAGGCTGCCGTCTTCACGTTGCAGTGATACCTTGCCGCCCTCAACTACGATTTGACCGGTGATAATCTCCGACTTGTTCATGCTGGTTTATCTCCTTTCTTTTTTGAATATCGTTCTTTTCATCTCCCGCGGTAATTCCTAGGTTCCTTACGAATTTTAAGGCTTCGACCATTTTTGCACGGTCAGGAGAATATGTCGCAACGAACTCAATCCCCCTTGGCGTGGATACAGTGATGTTTCCAGAACGCTCTCCTAATTTAACTGCTGAAATAGCTTGTACAAGTGTTTCGGGGACTTTCACAGCACATTCGATTCTATGTTGCTCCATTAGCGCCTCCCGCTTTCGAAATGTATAATATCAATGTGATATTTAAAATATCATTTTTGTTTAAAAAAATATTCCCCTTAGCAATGTGATATTGACAATATCACACGTTGCAAGGTATACTATCTTTGTCGGAATAAAGTATACCTTCAAAAAGGTCGGGAAATAACTTCTGTGGAGTCTCTTCATAAATAATGCATAATTCCCGCATGACGTTCACACTTGGATTAACTTGTCCATCCTCTAATTTTCGAAGATGGATTTCCGAAATACCCGCTTCTTGGGCTGCCGCAGATCTTGGCATACCACGAAACTCTCTGCAAGCCCTTAGATAAGTCCTCTTCATGCAATCACCTCCTATGCGTCTGATTATAAATGATATTACAAATATCGTCAATATATTTCCACTATCTTTTTTTGAAGGAGGCTTTTACTTATGGATGTTGGGGATCGGATCAAGGAACTTCGAATGAAAAAGAAACTGACGCAAAGTGAAATGGCAAAAAAAATTGGAACAGGCAGAGCGAACTACGCCCACATGGAAAATAACAGGGTAGAGATCAAACACGAATTCTTGCAGGCAATTGCTAATGAATTAGAGGTGAGTACTGATTACCTCCTAGGAAACTCAATTTCTACGCAATCTGATGTTCATGATTTAAAGAATTTTCTAAATCAACATCAAATTTTGTTTGATGGAGTACCTCTTACAGAAGAAGATATAGCAAGAATTAAGGGGTATCTTGATGCATTACTAACTAAAGGTGGTAGATAACATGTTTTCGGACTCCTTCGAAAGTTTGATCGGGTCAGAAGTGGTTGTTTATTGCAGAGTATCTTCCGAAGATCAGCAAGAACGCGAAACAATAGAAAATCAAATTGAATATGGAACAAATTATTGTAAGTTAAACAAACTTACTATTAAAGATTGGTATACCGATGATGGAATTACTGGAACAATCCATCTACGCGACCGCCCAGAAGGTCAAAGACTCATTGAAGATGCTCGCTCTGGAAAGATTAAAACGGTTTTAATATATAACATGAAACGGCTCGGCAGAGTTGCACGAATAACCTTGGATGCCATTTATGAATTAGAGAAGCACGGGGTTATGATTAAAAGTATGACTGAACTGTTTGACACAAGCACTCCCACAGGTCGCTTTATAATTACTGTTCTGGCAGGACAAGCAGAACTAGATAGAGACACCACTCTGGAGACAATGTGGCATGGCGCAAATAGAGCAGCGCGAAAAGGGAAGTGGCTCGGTGGTATTGTCCCTTACGGATATAAGAAAAATCTTGACGGATATCTTGAGATAAACTCCGATCCATTGCCTGGAAAGGAAGAAATGTCTGAATCATCTGTTATTGAATTAATGTATCACTTATGTTCAATTAGAAAGATGACTACTGTAAAAATAGCTGACTATTTTAATTCTCTGGCTATTCCACCGTCTTACATCAAAGATAACAGATCTGCAAAAAGAGGAAAAAGAAAAGAAAAAACAGCAGGAATATGGAGACCAAGCCGGATAGGTAATATGTTAAAGAACAGCACATATCGCGGTTTGCACGTCTATGGCAAGAGATCAACTAAGGATCGGGAATTGATCGAAAGAGAGGTACCTGCAATCGTAAGTGATGAGATATGGAATCTGGCTCAAAAAGTAATTGAGGAAAACCAAATAGAATCCCTAAAAAATTCCAAGAGGCAGTACCTTCTTAGGGGGATTGTAAAGTGTGGATGTTGCGGTCTAACTTACCACGGCACAAGCTATACCAGTGAAGGTAGAAAACCTAGTGCGTTTTACGTCTGTAACGGAAAAACATCTTATAGAGGGCCGTTACAAGGAAAGTGCAGATCGCGAAATATTCCAGCAGCATGGATTGAAGAAATGGTATGGCAACAGTGTGTTGATTTTATAAACAATCCAGGCGAAACCATACAAGAATTAGCAGAAACCGACAACAACACTTTTCCTTCAATTGACAATTATACTGACGAAAAAGAACTGGTCATAAAATCACTAATGACTAAAGATAATGAAAAGCAAAACATTTTGGAGCTCTACCGCAAAAACCTTATCACCTCCAGTGATGTTGAAATACAATTACTAAAAATTGCTGGTGAAAAAAGGAACTCGAAAATCGTGCAAAAGATTTAA